TAGTTTGTGTATACTCACGAACAAATGTATGATCTTTTTCCATCAAAAATTCGCCCGTTTTAATTTTAATATACCTAGTGACAAATAAGTCTTGAGGCATATCGAAAAATCCATTGTTAGCACTTAAAGTTATATCATATGTTTTTCTATAAGCTGTGATATCAGCTTCTCTTACTAACCTTTGTTCTGCTAATTGAATACATAAATCTACAGGAGCTATCCCAGATCCTGTTGCTGTAGTAAATTCTGTAGCATCATTTTCTGTCCAATCAAGAATTGCCTGTTTTAATTGTACGTATGTTAAACCCATATTACTGACCCCATGTATCGTGACCCCAAGTGAAATTACCCCAACTTGGAGAAGTTACACCCATTGTACCACGTGTAGCTGTCATATTCAAGGATGAAGCATTAATAGTGACCGTAGTAACTTCTACTGCTGTAACAGTTCCCTGAGTAGCTGTTGCAAACATTCCATCTGGAATTTCTATTCCACCTATTTGAACTGTTCCTTGTGTAGCTGTTACGTACATGCCATCTGGAACCTCAATGCCAGGAATTGTTACAGACCCTTGTGTAGCTGTAGCATACATTCCGTCAGGAACTTCTGTTAGATCAAGTACTACACTACCTTGTGATGAAGTTAATTCAAGTCCTTCTGAATCTTCAGTTGTTGAAATATTAATTGAGCCTTGAGTTGCTGTTGCAAATAATCCTGTTGGAATTTCAGTTGATAAAACTGTCACGTCTCCTAAAGTAGCAGTAGCAAATAAACCATCTGGTACTTCGTCTGCTGAAATTGTTACTGATCCCTGCGATGCAGTTGCTGGTATACCAGTAGGTACAAAAACAGATACAGGTTTAACAGTTCCTTGATCAGCTCTTAATTGGAAACCGTCTACATCTTCACTAACACCAACATTTATTACACCTAAATTAGCTGCTGCTTGGCCAGACCATTTACTATGTAACGGACCTAAATGTGCAGTTGTAGGAACTAAATCAACATTAGGACGAGGATCGTATAAAACGTCACCTTGAGCTGATGCTCTTCTTAAATATTTTTGTGGATCAAGTTGTGGTTGTTTTTCTTCCCACTCTTGTTTAGAAACTCTTGCACCCGTCCATTCAGTACGAGCGTCTTTATATTTTATTTTCCAACCAGATCTATCGCTGATTAGAACTGCGTGTTTGCCTTTTGCATATTTTGGCATGCAATTTACCTAATATAGTTTACTTGTGGTTGTACTATAAAACTAACTCTTTCTCTATCTTCTTCTTTAGCTAATTGCCAATCTCTTTCATACAAAGGAATAAGAGCAGCTAATCTATCAGGTGCTTGCTTTACTGCAAGTTCTACAGATAGACCGCTTACTAATGCTGGCAAATATCTTTTTGGTATTTCTGCATTTTGATCATACGATGCAGTTATATCTTGTGCATACATAATAGTCCAACCAACATATTGATAATATGTTTGATTTGGCACAGGCCATAAATACATTTTATGGTTACTTGTTCCTGATGAATCGTATTGTGTATTTCTTTCTAATGCAAATTGAACAGGTTTACCTTTAGTCCATTTATTTGGAATAGACATATAGTCATCAAGACTAATACGTTCCATTGGAATGTCATTAGGCTCGCCTGCTGTTTGATTATTTCTTACTACACCATCTAAAACATCTGCATGTATAGATGAATTGAAAGTAATATAATCTTGATCTTTAGTCATGTTAGCTGTATGAAAGTTTAATTGAAATAAATGTACACCTTCATTAGCCCATTTAGTTAGTAATAAGTTTAAAGAACGTCTTGCTGTTTTTAAATCATAACCGCTTTCAGGACTTGCACCTATTCTCTCATAAGCTTCTTGTATAATCTCAGCAGTATCTAAACTCCAATTCCATGTTCCTGAAGTAGCCATAGTGCCCCCTTTACATTAATGCTCGGGTTAATACCCAAAGCAATTGTCCTAAAACCATAAAGCCAATTGTATACATTACTTTTGTAATGCTATTAATTTTTTCTTCTATATGCTTTAGATGATTATCTTTAATTGTAGAAACACGTTCACTTAAAAGTTTTATTTCACCTTTAAGTTCTTGTATCTCCAAATCGTATTTGGAAATATCCGACATGTATTAATCCCAATAAACTGTTGCGCTTGCGCCTGAACCAGATATATCTACAAAAATATTAGTTTCACAAACTCTTCCCATTGCTGGAACTGTAAAGCTTGTCGTGCCCTTAGCTGCTACAGATAAACCTAAAATAGGTGTACCTGTTGCACTTTGTGCATTATAAATATCTACTGTTGCATCTGCACCAGATCCTGCTTCTAATACTACAGCTAATAAACGCTGTCTATGTGCATTAGTTGTTTGACCATCAGTAGTTGCATCAGCAGTAAAATATGTTGATTTGGCGTCACCTTGAAATGTCATATTAACTCCTTTAAATGGGGAGACCGAAGCCTCCCCTAATTATTTATTACGCGTTATTTATATTTTGAATATATTCAACCGTTACGTAACCTGCTCCACTTGATCCTGCAGAAAAGTCAATATAAATTGGTAAGTCACTTGTACCTATATCAGCCCAAGTATCACCATCAGTAATTGTACCTGCTGATCCATATTTAAATACATTAGCTGCTGTTCCAGCTGCTAAGGCAGAAAATAGTTCAGTTGATGCAGATGTAGTGCCCATAGAAATATTAGCTGCATCACATGCAGTTGTAATATTAACAATGATTTCAGTGATTTGGCTATTAGCTGGAATTACAATTCCAGTATCTGCAGCTGTAGTTGATTGACTCCAACTTGCACTTTGTGCCATTTTTACAAAACCAATATTTTTTACATTAGTTCCAACTGTTGTTCCAGTTGTATTTGATATCGTTCCCGCTTTAATCGGTCCTGAAAAAGTAGTTGTTCCCATAGTCTTACTCCTTGTTGTTCAGTCTGCTTCCGCAGTCTATGAGTTGTTAAAGGGGGCACCTTTTACAGTACCCCCGAAGTCGTTAGACTTAGCTTGGATTTGATCCATATACCGCACGCCAATCAGACCAACCGAAAGCATATCTTTCTCTTGATTTGTAACGAACGTTACCTGTTTCGAAATCGCCTTCCATTGCAGTTGATACTGGAGTTCTCATGAAGTGCTTCATACCGTTAGGTACGTCAGTTCTTAAGAACCAATGTTTAGCATTTGTAAATCTATGATTTACGAAGTATCCACCAGGAATCATTCCTTTAGATACAATTGCGTTCACATCGTTATCAGCAGTTCCAACTCTGTATGGAGATGCCATTAGTCTTTCCGCAACGAAAACAAGTTGTCTTGGAATGTGCAGAGTTTTTGCTTGTAGAGCAACAGGGATTCCCCTATCGTCTGTAAGTCCTGCAATTGCAATCAACGCGTCTTCTAATGAAGTTTCTGAAAGCTCAGAAGCTGTAGTAAAGCGGTTAGACTGAGTGCTACCGTCTTGTAGTGGGTGAGCAGTATTACATAAAGTAACACCATCGCCACCAGTATACGCAGCAGTAAATGCTCTATTGTATACGTTAGCACCTTTTGTTTGTTTAGCAGCAGCCATTGATCTAGCTAATGCTTTGGTTAATCTAGTAGACAATTTATCATACAAGTTGTCTTCCATAGCTTCCTCAGTAATTGCGAAAGCCATAGCAACAGTCTCGTTAGTATATCTTGCTACCCAACCTTCACCAGTATCTTCGTAGTTAACTGGTGCACCTTCAAATTTTACAGAAGCTTCTCCAAAACCTGGAAATAAAACTTCTTCTTCGAAGGCTCTATTTGATTTTTCCTCATCGAAAAGTACTGCTGCTTCATTCTCGTATCTGTTATATTCAGTTCCGAAAATGGCATGCAAGCCAGGTACTAATTCTTTAAGGAGTTGTGCTCTTGAAATAGCCATAACTTAATTTCCTCTCTTAATTATATCCCAGCATTGCCAGCGGCAATACCAAATTGATGGGTGTTAATTTTCACTAGAACGTCCATAGTAGTTCCAACTGCAGTGTAAGCTCCGTCAGGTGCTTCCGCACTACCCATAATAGATAGAGGGAAACCTGCGTTTCCTGTTGCTGCTGTGTTAGAGTCTGCTACCAGACCGCTTTTGTGAGTTGTTGTAGATCCCGTAGGTCCTGCTACAATTTGTACGTTGTGTCCAACTTTAGTTTCATCTATTGCTGTACCAACTTGGTCTGCTTGAATTTTAAACAGACAGTATGGGTCATCATAAACATAAGCTTTATATTTGCTCTTTGCTACTGTTCCGTTAGCAATTGAGCGTACAAATTTAACATCACCTGAGGAATTATCAACATATTCAGCTCCGTAGAATACACCAACTACAGCTCCTGGGGATGCACCAGCCATATCAGTGACTAATAGTCCTGCTGATAGTGTGCATAAGTCACCTTCAAAATAAGCTGAAGGTGCAGTAGCTGCAATTCTGTAACCGTTTCCGTCACTGAAGTTATTAGCACGAACTGTGCCCCCGTCAGCATTTCTAACTGGGTCTAATCCGTATCCTGCCATAATAATCTCCTTATTGCAAGTTGTTAATTTATACCAAAAAACTCTTAGAACCAGTTAATTAAAACTTATTCCTCGAACTTTGGTGATGGTTTTCCTCCTCCTCTAATTACAGAAGAAGTAGACTCATCGTGGGTTGGCATTGCCGAAGAGCCAGCATTTTGATATTCTTTCGAATATGCTTGACCCATTTTCTCGGTTTGTATATCGTAGTACGCTTGCTTTTCAGCTACAAATTCCTCAGTATTTTTCATGAGGATTAAGTCGCCTGCTCGCACCGTACCTGCGTGCTTACCAGAAGTCATTACGTCAGCATGATAGTCTATTCCGAGTTCTTCGGGTTTGACTGGTTCATAGCCTTCGCGCAGTCTTTCATGAACATTTGAATCATCTGGATTATTCAACAATTCGTGTCTAACCCAAATATATTCCATGCCCTCTTGCTTAAGTTCCTCTGGAACGTCTAAACGTTTCGTTGGTTCCCAAGGCTTTCTTTTTCGAGTTGCCGAAGCCCGAGTTTTACGGCTGCTTTTTGTTGCTTGTGTCATTTCTAACCTCCCGCCTGTTGGCGTACTTTTTGGCGCGCATAATCTTGTAGACTTACTCCCAATCTATTTGCCATGTCAACTTCAGTCTTAGTTAACTTGACTTGGTTTTTGCCTGTAGCAGAGCGCGTTCCGCTTATAACTGTAGGAATCTTTTTAGTTCTTTTAGTTTTGAACCGTTCAGGAAATTCCTCTCTAATCCTTGAATCAAGTTCGTTATAGTATTCATCAGGACTATTGTTGGGAAGGATACCTTCATCAACAAGTTCTTTATGAATTACCATAGCTGCTTGAGTCATGATTCTGTCTTTAGTAGAAGTGCTACCAAACCATTCATTTCTTTTCTGCCAACTCAAAGCCTTACGGTCTGGGCCAACTGAACTAGAAACTTCTTTTGCTTTTGGTTTAGCTTTAGTTTTACTTTTTTCAGAATCGGATTCTGCTCTTATCTTATATTGTTGAGCTACTAAAGATTCTGCCTTAACAGATGCTAAAGCATCTTGTGCTTTTATTTCAGCATCTACATCACCAGCTTCTTTTGCAGTTTTTAAAGCACTAAGAGATTGTTTCTCCTGACTTTTCAATCTATCAATATATTGATTTATTGCATGTAATTCTGAATCTTTGGATCGAGATTGTAATATATCTCTTTCAGAAGTCCACTCTTGCTCTCTTATTGAAAGTTCTTTAAGCTTGGACTCTAATTCCTTTTTCTCTTTAAT